CGTGAGGGCAGGTTCGGAGTTTACTACTCCCGGATCACAAATCAATGTGGTCCGTAACATAAAACGAGGCTCTGTGAAGAGCTTAAAACTAACTGCCCGGAGTGGTTGAGTTCTGGCTCCGTAAGGAGAACAAAGAAACTATGACCACTAAAAACCGAAGCAGTGATACCCGCTACTGGGTGTGTGTCCGACCAAGTTGTACTACAAAATTCTTGGCCGGTTCAAACATTACCGATGTAGCGAGCGGGGGCAATTGGACCCCTGCAGAGAAGGCGGTGCCGAACATCTGGCCCCACACTTACTCGAGGAATCGAAGTTCATCGTTTTATGGGTACTATCAAAGAGAAGTAAAGACGGGCCAACAAAATGTTAGTATTGGCATCGTCCCGCTTGTCGTCGGTACTTTTGACGACAACGACTTCAATGACGTGATAGCAAAGCTTGGTGAAAGGTACGATCAACACGGGTTCGATACCGCCGTTTTTGTCGGTGAACTCGGTGAATCTGTTGATATGCTTGCAACCAGGTTCCGCCAGGTAGCGTCCGTCGTCTCTGCAGTTAAGAAGGGACGGTTGGACAAGGCGGTTGCCGCTCTTAAAAAGAGTGGTGTTGGCAATGATAAACTTCGCAAACTTGAAAAAGAAGCGAAGGCGTTGAACGGCAAAGGGTGGAGATCGCAGCGAAAGCAGCGAAAGAGACTCAAGTTAATCAACGACGTGGAAAATAATAGTGTTAGTAACACTATATTGGAGGTGCAGTATGGTCTCCGTCCCCTCCTTGGGGATATCTACGAAATGAGCAAAGCCATCGCAAAGTACGACAAACCTCGCAAAGCACGGATAAGTTCGCAAACCCGAAGGTCATTAAAACCGACCGTCGGATCGAGCTTATTTGAGTGGACCGGTGGAGGGAGCAGTACGCTCCGTTACATCGGCTACTTAGAGGAGTTGCTGGACCCCACACTTAGTGAAGCAATGGGCTTAACAAACCCGTGGAACGTGGTGTGGGAACTGGTGCCTTTTTCCTTTGTTGTCGATTGGGCTCTGCCCGTTGGTGACTATATACGTGCGCGGAATGCTGCACAACGTATGAAAGGAAAATTTGTTCGAACCATCTACTCGAGATATTCCATCGCGAGTGGTGGGCCTAGTGCATATTATCCGCACAAAGCAAGCGGTTCCGGGAAGAACGTATTCCTGGGCGTTGTCATACCGTCCCAAAAGACGTATCATAACGTAGCCCGAACTGTGCTCGGCAGTATGTCTGCAGAAGTAAAATTACCTGGGTTCAAAATCCCAATTAAGGGCCCTGGTGAGAGATTGCTTAACGCTGTCTCACTTCTCGCAAGTATATTTATCCGCAAGAAGTAACCAACCCCGGCTCTCAAGCCGGTTTTTACTAACTTAGAAAGGAAAAATCAATGTCTGCTATTGCAAATATTGTCGCCTTTGACGGCGCGTCGACCCCTGTATCTCACACCCTCGTGGCTGATTCAATCAACCGAATGACCGACGAGCTCATCGCGCAATACGGCGAGAAGCTTGCTGGTGTGCCCGAGATTGCCCAAGTGAAGACCTCAATCAAGAGGAAAGTGCTTGGAAGTGGGGTTACCCGGGTTGTGGTTCGGACCGAAGTTCCTGTAATGGAAACGGCTGGAGCACAAAACTCCGCAGGATACACAGCGCCGCCTATGGTGGCGTTCACTGATACCTATGAAACCGTGGGGTATTTCCACCCGCGTTCGAATGGTACCGGTCGAAAGCTGGCACGTCAACTTCATATTAACATCTTGAATAACGTGTCGACTTCTGTCGTTCCCGCATCATCTGGCCCGGCTGTAGAGGCGTTTGATAGCCTCGTCATGCCGACGTAACCACCATGTAGGTGGGGCCTATTACCCAATGTTTACCTAATTAAAGGAGATACATGATGTCAATAACATCTTGGGATGAGGAGTTTACCAGTGAAAGAAGCCTTGAAATCCTTACAAGGATTGCTCTTGAACATTGCCAGGCAGCCGGGTCTCCGGCCGAAGCA